ACCTTCCCGGATGTATGTTACTGATACGAATCTTTGCGTTCCTGAGCAGTGCTGCCTTTTCTTTCCTTGCACGTGCAACCACATACTCCTGAATGCCAATCTTATGGTTCAGGATTTCATACTCGATATATGCATACACGTATTTCTCGAATAGTTTGTTGACGGACACACGTGAATCGTCACCGTTCTCCATGCCGTCTGAAATATACTCAAGGATGCACAACTCATTTGCCATATCGGAACTAAAGTTGATTACACCTGCTTTCTTGTCAATGTTGAACGTAGGATTGAAATTAGCAGTCTCTGTGTTCAATCCATAACGGGCACCAACGGCATAATCAAAATACCAATCACCATCCACACACCATCCACTTTGGTTGTTGAATTGGTGACCCGGGTTCAAGTAGATACTTTTCTTCGTTCCCTTGATACGCTCGTAGTCGATATTTGAAAACTGAGGCTGAAGGATGTTGCCATTTTGGTCGAACAGGATATTGCAATTTTGGTCTTGCAGATATGCATTCGATGACAAAGTCTGAATGTTCTCACTCAGTGGTCTCAGGTAACCATCCTTGTACAATGAAATCCTTACCCAATTCACGAAGTCAGGTGGAAGCACAAAACGCAACGTATCGCACACGCTCAGTTCCAATACCTTCACTTCTTTGAAGGCATCATAGTTCAGTTCCTGAATTGCCCTTTTTGCATGGAACAATACCTTGAACCTTTCCTCATTGTTGACAAGGGAACTGTTCCCCGCATACATCAACATGAAGTTGTTGACTATGTCCTGAAGACTAACGTATTGGTAAGACCCCCAATTGTCTTGGTTGTTGTAATATTCAAACTGAGATAGGTATGCCATCTGTTGCTACGTTTATTATTCTTCCCTTTCTTCAGTCTTTGAAACGGTATATATATCCATCTCTCTGATTGAAACACCTGCGTATTGCAAAATCTTCTGCACCAATGCAACCTCATCTTCGATTGGCAATTCAAAATCCTGATAGTCAGGTTGAGATTGGTCGAAAGATGGCTCACCACCAAGAATGGTGACATATGTCCATTTTGGGTCTTTTGGATATCTGAGATACTGAGCCTCTACCTGCCCTTGTGTGTCGATTGTGACAGGAAACAGAGACATCAATTCAAACTCTTGCGTGTACGCAGGATATATATTGTTTGGTTTAGTAAGAAGCGAGTTATTCAGCATCGTTATCTTGCCATGGGTAACCTTCTCGGCTTCAGTCACAACACTTCTGTCGTAGACCCTGTAACCTTCAGGGAATGCAAGGAATATGTCGCTTGAGAGCAACAGTGTATCGTTCGATATAACAGATACCACTGTAGCCTGTAAGCCTGTCGACATATTCACAACGATATCACCAAATGCAATGCCATCGGAAATAAATGAAGCAGTGGAGTCAAACAGTGCGTTCAGGACAGTATTTGATGTATTACCGCTTGCAAGAAGCGTAGTGTAGCATAAAACCTTGTTGATGAGGTAGTAGTCATCATTAGTCGTGAGCATACTTGGCAAGTAGAAAGTATTACCTGCATTATGCTGAAGGAACTTAGTAACAGAAAATACGTCAATTGCTTCTTCAACAGACTTCCTTAGATTGGCATAATCAACACCTGATTCACGAGTTCCGAATCTCGAAGAGAGACCATTCTCCATGTTTATGGCTTGGTTATACTTAGCCATATAATTGTCAAAAATTTCCAACTGCGCTTGCTTTGCAAACAAGTTGAAATCAGATGGAGATATGTATCCGTAGTTGTTCTTGTTAAGAACTGACAGTACAGTATTACGAACTGAGTTTATCATCCCGGTGCATTTTTGACAAAGATAATAAAAAAAAAGAGGGGTTATCTCTAACCCCTCAAATCGCAAAAAAAGTCAATCACTCACTCTTTTCAAGATGGAACTTCAACATCTTCAGCGACTCAATTCCCTCATCAGACTTCAGGAACATTGAGACAAGAAGGTGTGGGTCTTCCCCATAGGGGACAACGAGCATTTTCTTTTTGTTGGTCGGAGTGTTATACCAAACCTCTTTATTATTGTTTCTGAACGTAAGCAATCCCTTGTCGAAGAACACATGAATCTCGGAACGCAATGCAAGCATTGGGTCATCCAATGATTCCAAAAACTCGCGTGGATAATTACGAGCATAGATATAAATATCACGCTTCAGTTCTGCCGTTGTTATCCTCGTGGTATCCTTATTGAACAACACACGACCAATGGTTTCCAATTGGTCAATAGTAAGTTCACGTGCACGGCTCAATGCGTCAACTTCAATTGCAAGAATCTGAAGAACCTTCTCTGCATCACGCTCTTCATTTACCTCCTCGAACAAAACTCCATTCTGTGGATGGTAATACAAGAATGACTGCAATACAGGATTGTTTTTGGGTACAAACAAAAACCCATTCTCAAATACGATTGGTTCAATGATGGCATTCCCATCCTGTTCGTCTTCGAATGGTGATTTTTGGTTCCGCGCATACCTCAATGCCCTATTGACATTGCGCTCTTCATCATACCACATCAGTGGGAAGGAACGTGTGTTCCTTGTGGCAATCGTATATGAAAGAGGTGAACGCTTATTTCTGAGCCTGTATATCTTATCGGTAGGCTTAGAATGTGCTGATGTTGATTTCATATGATAAAATTTAGAGTTAAAAATTGGCAGAGTGTGCGCGAACACACCCTGCCGTTGATGTCACAATTCAAAAGTCTTCATTAGATTCCTTCGCGGAACAAGAAGAAGTTGTTTGCTCCCAAGGTGCACACGCAACGCTCGGAGAGGAAGTTCACCTCCATAGCATCGAGGTCGCTCGTGGCAGCACCACCTGCGGAACCCGTAATCCAAGTCTTGTAACGACGGTCTTCAGTTTCAGAAGCACGGTAACGAACGTGGAGGAAAGGACGCTTGGCATTCTTGCCCAAGATTTGGTCATACACGGTGGTAGAACCTGCGGGGACAAGCATACCCGTGATAACGTTAGCAGTGGTTGCACCTGCTGCCCATGGGGACAGACCGCCACGCATCGTTGGGTCGTTCAAGTATTTCCAATCAGACTTGTAGAAGTCATAGCCACGACGGAAACCGCTGAAGCCAAGGTTCAAAGCCATCTCGGTGTCGTTATCGAACAAACCGAAAGAAGCAGAGTTGGCAGAACCACCCGCAACGTAACCGTTCAAGGTAGCCAACATATCGTCGATTGCGAAAGAGAAGTCACGGTTGACGAACAACACGTTCTCTTCGATAGCACCTTGACGGTCAAGACGAGCAACGATGGTGTCGAAGTCAGCCAAGAGGGTTGGGAAACCTGCGCCCCAAACGTTACCACGGTTGTTCACAACGTGGAATACGCCTTCGGAACCTTTGTCACCAACCTGAGTGTTAACAACCTGAGTTGCAGCACCCGAACCTGCTTCAGCAGGAACTGCTTCCAACATAGCGGTCTCAAGGTAGTCTTCGAAACGCAGACGAGTTTCGTGCTCGGACTTCAGATACCACAGGTAACCCGTAGCACCATTTTCAGTCGTCACTTCAACCCAACCAATCTGAGCCATGTCAGAACCGCTAACAGCGTAACGGTCTTTGATGATGATTGGGGAGTTTTCGAAGAATTCGTCTTCAGCCTCCAAAGAGCCTTGCATACCGTTGGTGCCCTTACGGAATTCAGAACCGTAAATCCACACAGTGAAGGTAGCACCTGCACCTGCAACGGACTGACCTGCTGCTTCGTAGTAAGCGACATCGAAAGTTCCAAGAGCAACGTCGATAGCCGTAACGATAGCCTTGTTTGCAGCACCCGTAGCGTTATCAGAAACCATTACGGTCTGACCGGGACGGATAGCAATGGCTGTAACGTTAGGGTCGTTCACAGTGAAAGTAGCAGTGTTCGCAGCCAATGCAGCAGCAGTGGTACAATCAACGTACTTGGTGTGAAGACGACCTTGCTCTGCCCAACGTACTTGGTCAGAATTCGAAGGCATTTCTGCACCGACCATACGAAGGAAAGAAGCAACGG